GTCGGTATTTTCGCAGAGCCTGGTTATGCCGCCCAGGCGGATCCCAGAGCTGTGGAGGTCTGCAAGAAGGAATCCTCGACATTCGTGGAAATCGCAAAGTGCCTTCCGCAGGCCGACGTCTCGATCAGGACGCTGGATGCCTTTGACCAGCTATATCCGGAAGCGGCTAAACCGCTGAAGCAAAAGTGCCTGGAGCTGAACAAGGATTCGATTGCGGCCGCGGCGACATGCGTCGACGAGGCGGTGAAATCCGCAATAGAGCTCAAGGCGTCGCTTCCCAGCGGTACTTCGCTCGACGACAAGATTTTTGAAGCCGTCTCGGACGCAAAGCTCGCCGACAAGTTTGAGGCCGCACAGGAAAAAGCACGCGCCCGCTATCCCGGCCAGATGTTCGGGGGTCTCATTTATCACGCATACCAGTGAGACAACGGCTCGATCCCCGAGAAGGACGCCCGCGATCCTGGCGTCCGCTACGGAACGGTCGAGTTCAGCTTCGGCAGAAACAGCTCAGTCCGCATCGGCTTCCCTCTTCCGGATTGCCTCGCTTTCCAGCTCGACCTCCTGGCAATACCGGCCGTCCATTGCCCTCAGCACCGCCACCTCCTCGCGCCGCAGCCGGTTGCCGGTCAGTTGCACCCAGGCCCAGAGCTCGAGATTGGAGATAGGGGTTACACCACTGAAGCCAGGGGGCTGCGAGGCGCGCAGGTCCCAGAACCAGTCCCAGAGGGCGAGGCCGCCTTCCGGCGGCTCGGCCTCGGGGCTTTCGGTCTCGAACTCCTCGTTGCGGGTCCTGCGCGTCTCGCCATGCTTGTCCTTGAGCGAGTCATAGCGGGCGGTGATCGCTACCGCTTCGCAGAGGCCTTCTGCGAGGGCCTGGTAAAATTTGCGCGGTCATCGGCGGCATCTGCGACCTGGTCGTAGATCCAGCCGGCCTCCTCGACGATCTCGCGGGCCTTTTCGAAGCCGATCGCCGGCTTCTCGCCCTTCCAGCTATGCTCGCCCCAGTCCCATTTGGCGATCGCGGTTGCCGCCTTGTCGAGATATTCGGCCTCGATCTTCGAGGTCGTGAGTTTCGATTTGCGTCCGCCGCCGAGGAACTTGTCGCCATGCTGGCGGCTGACGCGCTTGACCGCGTCGCTCTCGTAGGAACGCACCCAGAAGGTGATGCCGACGGGCGTTTCCTTGTCCGGGCCAAGCAGCCTGAGTTCGAACAGGTCTTCGGAATTGACGAGCTGGCTGATATCCATGGGTCACCTCAGGCTGCGTTGACGCGGATCGGGATCTGGTTGAGGCCGATGGTGAAGCGTTCGAGATCGAAATCGTCGGAGCCGCCGCCGGGATACATCGGGCCGGAGACCACGCCGCGCGAATAGATCCTGGTGTTCGCCGCCCCACCCGAAGGCATGTCGTTGCGTTCCCACATGATCGCCAGGTTGTTCTGGTTGAGCGGATCGCCGAAAGTGCGCAGGATGATCTGGCCGGCATCGGATGCCACCGAGGCAACCTCGATCTGCGGGTCGCCGGCATTGGCCACGCCCTTCTGCTTCTGGGTGACCGTCTCGTCGAGCGTGTCATAGGTCGGCAGGTTGGATGTGGCGCCGAGATCGCCGGGATTGCCGACCTTGCCCACCTGGACCCAGGTCAGGGCTTCATAGCCCGCCTGGTTGAGATCGCTGTTCTGGGCTGTGGCGCAGACCCAGACCTTCGATCCCTTCTTCGTGCTTTTCGCTGCCATGTCTAAACCTCCGGTTCGAAAGCGAAATAGGGTACGGTGACCGGGACTCGCACCCGGTCGTCATCTTGCAGGGGTGCTGCCGCCCACGGCTCGGCGGCGATCGTGACCCGCACCTCGCCCGCCCACAGCACCTGATTGTTGAAATGGCCGATGATCCGGCCTGCCGCATCGAGCGGCTTGACAAGCCCCTGCCCGCGCGCCCAGACGACCGTGGCCTGGAAGAGGCCGCGTTTCTGCTGCGGATCGTCGCCCAGCGTGATTTGCCGGGTCTGGTTCGGCAGGAAGGCGAGCGCGATATAGGGCTTCGACTTCATTTCGCCGGCTAAGGGAAAGTCGACGCCGGGATAGGCAATCGGCAGCGGCGGGGCAAACACGAGGGTTTCCAGCCGCTCGATCAGAGCTGCGAGGATCATCGCGTCGGTGGATGTGGCCATGCTGACGATTGCTCCGAAAGGTCACCGAGCGGTGACGGCGATTGCATTGGAAGGCGGCTAAACGCCAAACGCATGCTCAGAGGCCGAACCGACTCTTCACTTCCGCCGCCTTGCGGCTGACGATCGCCTGCCAGTTCTGGGCTGCCAGAGCGACGAAGCGTTTGGCCGGCGTTGCGTGCGTGCCGTATTCGGCCTCTGCGGCATAGGCCGCGGTGTAGCCGAAATAGAGCGTGCTCTTCATGTCGGCCGCAGCGATCGCAGCCTCGATCTTCGCGTCATTTTCGCCATAAATCCGGCCCTCGACCGGCCAGGCAGCAGCATTGATCTGCGGCATGGCCGAGGTGGAGGCGAGGAGCGACGCGCGCAGGAACGCAGGATCAAATCCGCCACCGCGATCTGCGGGCGATATAGGTCCGCGGCTCGCCGACGGACCCGCATTGCCGGATCGCTGCATCTCCTCGACGACGTCCTGGGTCGCCTCCCTGAAGACGGTTTCGGCCGCCTCTCCAGCCCTTTTCGCGAAGTCGGCAACCCGGGCGCTGAAAATGGCGGCCATTTTGCAGCGTCAGGCCGAGCGCATCAGGAGCGCGATCTGATAGGTATTGCTGCCGCCGGCGCCGTTGGCGATCCGCAAAATGTCGCCGGTGCCGGCGGTGATCGTGCCGAGCCCGGTCGCGTCGGGGTTCATCAGCACGAGGCAGCCGCCGGGCTTGATCGGGCCGATGGTCGGCGTCGTGCCGCCGAGAAAGCCCGTCGTCGCCGGATTGGAGCCGCCGCCCAGCGTCAGGTTTGAGGCATTGTTGTTGCCATTCTTGGGATCGTTGATCAGCACGATGCCGACCAGCTCGGCCGCCGCGATCGTGGCGCCGAAGATGTCGGTCAGCACGCCGGCGAGGTCGATATCGTCATTGCTGCTGGCGCCCACCGTGCGCTCCGCCATATAGAGCCGGTCGAACTTGTTGGCGGCGGTGCCGTCGGAAAAGGCCTGGACGAGCGACATGGCGCCGTTCCAGTAGAGGCTGCCGAAGGCATTGCTGCCGCCCGATTGCGCGGCCTTGAAGCTGACCGCGAGCTCGGCATTGGAAATCGTCATCTCATGTCCTCGCTTGGATTTCGTAGAAGATTGGCTCGCCCGCCGGCAAGAGCGGCCGGATGGCGACGATGGAATAGCTCTCGCCGGCCAGCACCTGGTCGGCCTCGCCGGGCGTGATCGCCACCCCCTCGGCGGCGACATAGATCAGCTTGTCGGTCCGGCGGATCAGCGATCCGTCGATCCGGCCGGCCTCGTAATCCAGCACAGCCAGCATGCACGGATAGTCCGATGTCACCACCGAGGGATCATAGGCCGGCCCGGTATTCGTCTGTCGCCGGATGATGCCGGCCATGCCGAAACGGGTAATCAGCCGCGCCACCGTGGCGCGGGAGCGGGTGTAATCGAAGCCAGCCATCACACCACCGCGATCGCCGGCAGCGGGCGGCAGAGGAAGGGCCAGAGCAGGCCCTCGATGGTGGTGACCACCGGGATTGCGCCGGCGGCCATCTCTTCCGGGCTGGAACCGATCGGCGCTGCATATTCGACCGAAAGCGCGCCCACCTGTTCACGACGCACAAGCGTTGATGCTGTCACCACCGGCGACAAGCTGCCGGGATCTTCGAGTTCGAGGAAGGCTGCTTCGTAAGAGGCGCTGATGATTGCTTCGGGGATGAGGTTATCGGGGATTGTCTCGCCCGAATAGGTCTGGGCACCGGCGCGCGGCCAGGCCCGCTCCTGGGCATAGCCGCCGGTTCTTGATCCCGGGAAACGCGGCTCGTAACGATCGATCACCAGCGAACCGCGCTGGCGTGCTGAGGTAATTTCGGCATCGGTCGCCGTAGCGGATATCTGATAGCCGGCTGCCATTGCATAGGCCGTGAAGCCGGGATTGTCGCCGTAACCAGGCATGGATTTCTCCGGTAATGTTCGACTTTCCGTGCGTTGGACTGCCCCTCATCCGCCTGCCGGCACCTTCTCCCCGCAGCGGGGCGAAGGCCGATGTGGCATCGTTCTCGCTCCTCGTAAAAGGTTGAGAAACGCTCAGAAAGCAAGACAAGTACAGCGAGGATTCCCTCTCCCCGTTCTTACGGGGAGAGGGCTAGGGTGAGGGGCAAAGGCTTGCTGTGAAGTTCCTTACGAGCCCTTCTTCCCCACCGCCTGCTCCTTCGCCTCCGGAGCCGGCATGTCGAACCAGCCGGTGAGGTAGGCCATGGTGTGTTCGGCGTCGCTCATCTCCGCCTCGATCTCCTGGCCGGGCGCAAGCATGACGGTTCCGTGGACCGCATGCAGCCCGCGCGGCCCTTTCGAGATGTTCCTGATCTTCATCTCAGATCCCATCCAGATAGCGTACCGACTTCGGCCGCTTGATATCGACGCCGCCGAGGCGGAAGATGCCGGGCACGTCGAACTGGAACGGACCCTTCTGCCAGGGCGGCAGGAAGCGGAACGGCATGGGGATGTGCATCTTCAAGACATCCGGCGAGCGGCGATAGGCGACCATGCGCTTGGTGCCGCCGGCGCCGGCGGCGTCGAGATAGCCGAACACGCCGCGGATCGTCAGCGGCTCGCCGGTCGAGCGGGTGTAGATGTTGTTCTTCTCGATCCATTCGAGAATGGTGATCTGGGCGAGGTCGTCGATGCGGCGGGTCGAGAGGTCGAGCAGCACCGAATAGGGCAGAAGGATGGTATCGGCCATTTCGGCGCCGAGCGAGCCGGTGAAGATGCCGGTCAGCTGGCCGTTGACGTCGCGCAGCACCTGGTCGGGCGTTTTCGCGACAAAGGTGGTGGCCGAGCCGGTGCCGTCGGCGGGTGCGGTGGCAGCCGTCGGCGTCGGCGAA